TATTTAGAGCTCGCTCACAAATAATCAAACTTTAAACCAATTCAAATATTGTTCTATCTTCTTAGTGACTGATGTCAAATCGACCATGCTGGGTTGACGGAAGATGCGTACTGTGCTGTACCAAGGATTGCTATCTCTGTCCAGCATCCAACGCCAGTCTGTGGCAAACCACTGCAACATCAACCAGGTGGGTCGGCCCATGGCTGCCGCTAGATGTGTAATGGCAGTGTCCACACTGATCACCACGTCAAGGTGTGCAATCAAGGCTGCTGTGTCAGCAAAACTAGCAATGGCTCCAGGATAGCGTGTGACACCTGCTTCGGTCAATTGTTCTTCTTCTTCAGCAGTGGCATCCACTTGCAAGTTGATCCATTCGTATTGTGGATTGCGTTTGATCATGGCCAACACAGTTTCAAAAGGCATGCCTTTGTGACGATTCAGCCAGGCATCTCTACGACCACTCCAAGAAAAGCCCACTCGCATGCGTTTCTTTGCACCTAGTACTTGTAACCATGCAGCCTGACGATCGGGTTGTGCAGTGATGTACTGCACAGGGTTAGGCAAGTTTTCCAAGGTAACGCCCAGTACTCCGGGTATGCTCATGATAGGCACCCAGTAGTCAAACTCAGGTGGTTGATCGATGTAGCGTCCAATCCAAGCAATAACAGGACTGGTGTTTAATAATGGAATTAACCCTTCAGTGGTTTGAAACAATACTCGTGCTCCTCCAGCATGCAAGTTAAACAAGAATCTACAGAACTGTATGTTGTCTCCGTGACCTTGTTCACCTATTACCAAGATAGTTTTGTCTTTTAAATCTTGCCCAGTCCAACGAGGTTGAGCATGCTGCGGCAAACTGCCGGCAAGATGCTCATATTCCCAACGTGCTTCGTATGCTGGCCAACCACGAGCATAGTCGCCTTGAATCAAATAACTCACAGCCAAGTTAAAACGTGCTGTGACATTGTTGGGATCTACCACAGTTGCATACTCTAGAAACGGTATGCCTCTTTTGGGCTGTCCACACTCACGCATGACATTGCCGTAGTTGTTGAATGCTGCGGCTGAATTGGGATCGTGACACATGGCCAGCATGTAACACTTGAGTGCCTGATCTGGGCGGTTCTCGCCGCGCAGTCGGTTGCCTTCTTCGATCAGTTGAGCAACGTCGGTGATGATTTCGTTTGAGTCCATGGTAATATTTACAGCACATGCAGTGCGGTTAATTATTTTACTACATCCATAAATACTTGTCAACGCAATTCTGCGTTTTATGCGGTTTAACCCACCGCGTACGGACTAGAACTCCGATCGGACTTCTTTAAGGAGAAACAAAATGGGACGTCCTCTTAAAATACAAAAAACAAGCACAGGATCTGGCAATGGCGGCGCAAGCGTCAGTGTGGATCTTGCTTTTCCTAACTTTGGGTCATTGACCGCACCGGTAGTCAACACTGCCAACACACTCAACACCACTGAATATCTAGGCGTTGTGGGCGGTGCAGCACCAACTGATACCCCCAGTGCAACCAATCCTAGAATTGATGTAACTGTGAACATTGCCAATCCGTCAGGCTCAGGCATTGGTGTGGCCCAGGGCTATGTCATCCGCCAAAAAGGCAGCCACAAGTATCTGGTGGGCGACGTCACTGGCGTCAACGATGGAAGTTTTGTGGTTGGCCAGGCCTATCAAATTGTGTCAGTGGGTACCACTGATTGGGCAGCAGCAGGTGCTCCAAGCAACTTTGGTGTAGGCACAATTTTCACAGCAACATCGGTGGGCGGTGCAGGATCAGGCACTGCTAATTCAGTGGGCGTGTGCGTGTTGGATGATGATGTGACTCCTGCAGCAGGACTCATGGCCATTACATTTACCTTTGGTGACAGTACTGCTACCACAATCAGCAAACTCACCAACAAATTCTTGTTGGACTGGACTGGCGGGTCAACTTATGCACCCACTTCGGTTGTTGCAGACAAACGATATGCCACCAACTTCTTCACTGACGAAGGCACAGTGATCAAGTCAGGAACCACAGCCGCTGCCAATACCGGCACTGTGACCTCTGGTCAACAAAACTTGTTGGATCTAGCCATTGTGGACAACGTTACTTCTTAATTTGTAACACAACCAAGTCCTCCCAGCTACATACTGGGAGGATTTTTTATGAGCGCAGCATTTGTATTGGGCAACGGCGTCAGCCGATTAAGTGTGGACTTGGATCAGTTAAAACCGCATGGACGAATCTACGGATGTAATGCCTTGTACAGAGAGTTTGTTCCGGATGTGTTGATCAGCACAGATCGAGGTATTGCCCAGGAAATACAAAATTCTGGGTACGCACAAAACAACACAATGTACACTAGAAAACCCTTACCTGGACTAGGCGCTCAGACAGTGCCTCAAAGTTATTTTGGATTCAGTTCAGGCCCTATTGCTGTGGGACTAGCAGCTAGGGACAAGCATCTGGCAGTATATTTGATTGGGTTTGACATGGGTCCGAGTGCCACCAACAAGTTCAACAATGTGTATGCTGACACAGAATTTTACAGAAAAAGTTCTAGTTTGCCCACATTTACCGGCAATTGGGTGAGACAAATTGTAACTATTTGCAAAGACTTTTCTAACACCAGTTTTCATCGTGTGATGGGAGATACAACTGCTAGTATTCCAGAGTTAAACAACATTAACAATTTGAGAAATATGCCTATGATAGACTTCCTTGACCGTATAAATAACGCAAAGGACCTTTAAATGTCAACAGTCAAACGAGTCAGTGGCGACTACACCATAGAAACCATAAATGCAGGTGACGTAGTTAATCTCAGTTCACCATTTGTAAACATAGTAGGCAACCTCACAGTGACTGGCAATGCTGTGCTGGTGGGCAACATCAACGCTGACAAAATCTTCAACGGTACCACCAGCATTGAAATCCCTGTGACCAATGGCAATGCCAACGTCACAATTGGTGGAACAAGCAATGTTGTAGTTTGGGCAACCACAGGTGAGTATGTGACTGGATTACAAAGTGTCACTGGAAACATCATTGGTGGCAATATCAACACTGGGGCTCAAGTGGTGGCCACAGGCAACATCACAGGGGCCAATATCAATGTTGCTGGCAACGTATTGATTTCTCGAGATGCCAGTGTAGGGCAACCAACCATTCGTTTCACAGACACTGATACCACAGTGACTGACGGACAAGTGCTGGGTGCAGTAGAATGGTTTACCAGTGACGCCACACCAGGTGCAAGAGTCACAGCCGGAATACATGCAGTAGCGTCTGGCGTACTAGGCAACGCTAACATACAAATTTTAACTTCAACCAATGGTGCTGCTGCCACAGCCAAGGTTGTAGTGGACAATGTGGGCAACGTGGGCATTGCCAATGCTGCACCCTTGGATACTTTGGCTGTGACTGGAACAATGTACGGTAGTTCTACATTGACTGCTGTGGGTACTGTAACTGGTGGAAATTTATCCACAGCTGGATTTGTAACAGCCACAGGCAATATTACTGGTGGCAACTTGATCACTGCAGGCAATGTCACGACCACAGGCAATGTAACTGGTGGCAATGTCATAAGTGTGGGAGCTGTGAGTGCAGGGGCACTTGGTGTTAGTACCACAGGCAATGTCACTGGTGGCAACGTCAACAGCAATGGATTGATTTCAGCCACGGGCAACGTGACTGGCGCTAATATAGTGGCCACTCAAGGCATGTTCACAGGCAATGTGTCAGCCACAGCCAACACTGTTACATCAAATCTGCAAGTCACTGGCAACAGTTCGGGCACAGGCATTGGGGTGGAAAATATTGTGTGGCAACCTACCACAGTGGCATTCGACAGCGCAGTACAGGCCAATGTGGGCACTCTAGGGTTTTTGGTTTTAGGTGGATACACCTACAAATATGAAGCGTATTTGCCCATATTAATAGATGGTGGTGGTGCCACTACAACTGGATTTAGCACATATTTTGATGCAGGCATTTGTTATTACACCGTAGAATTTCAAACTGCTCAAACATCCACATTTAACACTGCAACATCTAATGTGTCAGGAACTGCGCCAGCCACAGCTTCCATGTCTGGCGCTACCCCTAGAACAGCAAGAATTACAGGCACCATCTACAGTGCTGGCAATGCCAATGTTGCAATTCAGGCGCAGACCAGTGTAGCAAATATCAACATTCAATCTGGTGCATATTTGTCATACACTAGAATCAGCTAAAAATACAAACAAGTCCTTTTGGTAAATACACCAGAGGACATTGTAGATCTATGGCACAACAGATTATTGACATTGGTGCAGCAGCAAATGACGGCACTGGTGAACCGTTACGTGATGCATTTAACGCTGTAAATGAGAATTTCACTGAGATTTATACTGCTGGCCCGGTAGGCAGCAATGTTGTCATCTCCGGAAATACCATCACAGTCACTGGCACCAACAACAACCTGGTGCTGCGAGCCAATGGAATTGGCAATATCCAAGCAAACAGTTCAATCATGCCCAGCATTGATGCTGTGTATGACATTGGTAGCCCTACTGCAAGAATTGACACAGTCTATGCTGCATATTTTGTGGGCAACGGATCTGGCATAACTGGCATAACCACTGCTGGTACCAGCATAAATTCGGGCACATCCAATGTAACAATTGTCAGTGCAAATGGTAATGTAACAGTCAGCGTGGCCGGAACCAGTAATGTTGCTGTGTTTGGCGCAACTTCTTCAAATATCAAAGGCAATCTAGCAGTTGGTAGTCTTTCAACTGCTGGTCAAATTTCGGCCACCAGTAATGTCACTGGCGGCAATATTAGAACTGTTGGCTCAGTCAGTGCCACAGGCAACATCACTGGCAATTATATTCTAGGCAATGGTGCATTGTTATCGGGTATTATCACTTCTGTATCTAATATTAACAACGGAAACAGCAATGTAAACATTCAAAACACCGGTGCCAACATCACTGTGTCTGTTAACGGTGTGGCAAATACTGTGGTGTTCGGTCCTGCAGCCACCACATTCACAAGCAACATTGTTCCTGGTGCCAACAACATATACACACTGGGCACAGCCACCCAAAGATTTAAAAATATTTACTTGAGTGGTAACACAATCACTCTTGGTGATTCAACATTCACGGCCAATGCTGATTCCGTTGTTTTGACCAATCCCGTTGGTGGAGTCTTTACATTGCAAGGAACAAGTCAACTCAGCGGATCGTCTATTATCAATGGACTCAGTCAGATGGCCATTCCGGTGGCTAACGGCAATGTACAGGTCAGTATTGGAACCACAGCCAATGCATTTGTGATCAGCAATGCTGGTGTTCAGAGCATTGGTAACATACGGTCCAACAGCCAAATTAGTGCTACTGGTAATATTGTTACTGATCAGTTTTTTGTTGGTAACTTTTCTGGCAACATAACTGGCAACTTTGTTGTACCTGGTGTCAACACACAGATTCTTTACAACAATTTTGGCAATGCCGGAGCCAGTGCTGCTTTTAGATTTGATAGCACAAGCAATGTATTAACATTAACTGGTAATGCACAAGTTGGAAACATATCGTCCACAGGCAATGTCATTGGCAGTTATATATTAGGCAATGGTAGCCAACTCACAGGACTACCTGCCACTTACAGCAATGCCAACGTGGCAACATATTTGGCCAGCGCCACCAACACATCAAACATTATTACCACAGCAAACATTGCTGGCGGTAACTTGTCTTTAACTGGAGCATTTGGTGCCAGTTCGTTAAGTTCAGCAGGCAATGTAACTGGTGGCAACTTAAAAACATTGGGCATAATAAGTTCTGCAGGCAATATCACAACCGACGGGTACTTTGTTGGTACTTTTGCCGGCAACATCACAGGTAATTTGACAGTACCTGGATCAAACACACAAGTTATTTTTAATAACGCTGGCAATGCTGGAGCCAGTGCTGGATTGAGATTTGACACAGCAGGGCCTAACTTGCTCACAGTCAATGGCAATATACAAACCATTGGATTGTTAGCGTCTGGCAATGTATCGGCAGCTGGCAATGTATTGACTGGTAATGTTATAACCACTGGTGCTGTAATTGCAACTGGTAATGTAAACAGTTTGGCCAATGTCAATGGCGGTAATTTGGCCACTGAAGGATCAATCACAGCCACTGCCAACGTAACAGGTGGCAATTTGATCACTGCTGGAGCACTGTCAGTTGGCACTACAGTCAGCACAACTGGTAATATCACTGGTAGTAATATCATCACTGCAGGATCAGTCAGTGCCGGTGGCGATGTTAGCCTAATAGGCAATGTCACCGGCGGAAATATTCACACTGTTGGGCAAGTTAGTGCAACCGGTAATATAACTGGTAACAACATTCAGTTTGGCATATTCAAATTACTTAATAATGGTGATGCACAAGTTGGTAATTTAACTGTTAGCAATGGCCCAGGTGTTGGCAATCTTCTTGTTGGTAATATTATAAGTGCAACTGGCAACATACTAACTGGCGGTAATATCATCGCAACCACCAACGTCATTGGCGGTAATGTGCTGGCTGGATCAGGTGTTATTACCACAACTGGCAACATCACAGGCGGTAATATATTGGCTGGGTCAGGTGTGATCAGCACTGGTGGCAATGTCAATGGCTCAGTATTCAATGGCAATGTGGCATTCAGCACTGGCACAGTGTCAGGCACTGGCAACATCACTAGTGGTAACATAATACTTGCAGGTGTGGTATTGTCCACCAACACAGTTTCTGCCGCCGGCAATGTGATTGGTGGCAACATCAACACAGGTGGAAATGTTTCTACTTCGGGCAATGTCATAGCTCAAGACGTCAGAGTTGGCCCGGGCATCACTGGCGGTACCATAAGCGCATTAGGCAACATTACTAGTGCCAACACATTGAACGCAGTTAGTTTGAGTTTGAGTGGAAATGTTGTATCACCATTCAATGTCACAGGCAACATCACTGGTGGTAATATTATTGCTGTGGCAGCAGTCAATGCTGTTTCAATTAGTGCAAGTGGCAACATCACTGGTGGTAACATACTTGGCGGAGCCAACGTCAATGCCACGACTCACACAGGTACCACCGTTTCAGTAACTGCCAATATCACTGGCGGTAATGTAAATGCAGCAGGATTGAGTTTGAGTGGCAATGTGGTATCACCACTCAATGTCACTGGCACTGTAACTGGTGGCAATATTATCAGCGTGGCAGCAATGTCAGCGGCCACAATGACCACTACAGGAAATGCCATAGTTGGCGGTGACTTGATTGTCAACGGTAACTTGACATATCTCAATATATCATCGTTCAATGTTGAAGATCCCATAATTGGTCTTGGTCGTGGACCCAACAACGCACCACTAATCTCCGATGACAACAAAGATCGCGGTACAGATTTATTTTATTTTGACACAACAGAAAAACAAGCCTTTGTTGGATTCAAAGACTCAACTGGTAAAATGTTTGCTGCAACTGATGTCAGCATTGCCAACGAAGTGGTCACAGTCAACAGTTATGGAAGTTTTGTAGTTGGACAGTTAGAAGGTGCAACAGTAAGCACCACAGGCAATATCACAGGTAATTATTTTGTTGGTAATGGATCTGCCTTGACCGGTGTAGTAGCAACCAGCATTGGTGTGTTGCCAAGTTTGAGTGTGACCGGCAATATCATCACAGGCAACTTGAACTCGTTAGGACAAGTCAGTGTAGTGGCCAATGTTGTTGGTGGTAATGTTAGTACCGCAGGATTGATCACTGCAACTGGTAACATCACAGGTGGCAACATTGCCACAGGTGGACTGATCACCGCCGCTGGCAATATCACAGGTGGTAACATCATGGGTGGTGCCAATGTCAATGCCACATTGTTTACAGGTACCACTGTCAGTGTAACTGGAAATATCACAGGTGGTAATGTGCTTGGTGGCGC